GAGAAGGGGCGGGGGGGGGGGGGGGCGGGGGGGGGGGGGGGGGGATAGGGGGGGGGGGGGGGGGGGGGGGGCTGGCCGTCTGGTGTGCTGGCTGGCTGGCGGTAAGAAGTACAGAGGGGGTACCAGAAAAACAGGGGGGCTGGTTCTGTCTGCCCTATATATAATATGCGTCACATATTCCAGAGTTCCGATTTATTCTTGCCTCACGCATTCCAGACTTCCGAAAAATTATTTGACAAGTACGCAAAAACGTGGTATAAGGTGTTAGCTGGGAAGCTGGTGTTTGGTTTTAAGAACTCTTCATTTCTCCTTTTCCTCTCTGTAATAAAAGTGCCGCAAGGGTGTTGTGCGGTTCGGTGAAGCCGCATCAGGCTGGGAAAAGCATCACGGTGAAAATCCGTCCCCCTGTGGGGGTAGGAGAAAAAGAGGGGTATACCCTTTCCGTTAGGTACTGGATATAAAATAAATAAAAAGAGTCTCACCATGACGTCGACGATGTAAGGGTGATGACTCTTTATTCGTAAAAAGGGAGTTTTACGAGATGTGGAAACAAACTCGAATTAATCCTAAGTATGAAGTCAGCGACGACGGACAGGTCAGGACGATATCGTCTGGACACATTAAGGCTCAGAAGATAGACCGTTATGGATATGCCGTCGTTTGCCTTAGTGAGACTCGAACCAAGAAGAAGTATGCCACGGTACATCGGCTTGTTGCCGAGGCTTTCATCCCGAATCCCGATGGATTACCGCAGGTGAATCACAAGGATGAAAACAAGCTGAACAACCACATCAGCAATCTTGAATGGTGTACGGCTCATTACAACAGTCACTATGGTACGGCACGTCAGCGCAACGACGCCGCCAGATGCAAGCCTATCATTGCTTACAACGACGACGAAACAATCGAGTTTGCGTCTACCAAAGAAGCGGCTGAGAAGCTTGGCGTAGATAAGTCTTCTATACGTGGCGCTCTAAAAGGAACGCAACACACTTCATGCGGATATAAGTGGAAATATAAAAGCAAGGGGGTGTTGCCGTTATCGCTAGAGCAAGAGCATCTGCCGCCAGTGAAATAACACTGGATTTGGGTAAATTAAACGCAAAGCAGATTGAATTTTTTAAAGCCAAAACTAAATTCACTTGCTATGGCGGTGCTTAGCTAAGGGCGGCGGCAAGAGCCATGCCGCACAGAGGCTGGCGATTTGGTATTGCATCAAGTACGCAGGGATACGTGTTCTTATAATCAGGGCGCATTACCCTGAGTTAGTGCAGAACCATATCGAGCCTATCCTGAAGATAGTGCCGCCAGAGATAACGTCGTACAACGGCTCGACTCATGTGTTGACGTTCAACCTTGAGAACAACGGCAAGACGGTCAAGTCGGTGATAGTGTTCGGTCACTTTGATTCCATCAAGGCTGAGCAGGAATACCAAGGCCAGAGCTACGACATCATCATCATGGACGAGGCTACGCAGTTCAGTGAGAGAACGTTCCGTCATCTTGCGGGCTGTCTACGTGGTAACAACGACTTTCCCAAGAGATTTTACCTGACGTGCAACCCAGGCGGTATCGGTCATCAGTGGGTGAAACGTCTGTTTATAGAACGCAAGTTCAAGGTCGACAAAGACCATCCTGAGAAGACCGAGAGACCAGAGCAGTACAGCTTTATCTTTGCCAGAGCTGAAGACAACACGATAATGCTGGAGCGAAACCCAGATTATCTGTCAGATATAAGCATGATGGCGAACTCAGACGCCATGCGATACGGCGACTGGGACGTCATATCTGGACAGTACTTCTCGAACTTCAACGAGAAAGTCAACGTCCATAAGCCCTTTAGGATACCGCCGTACTGGAAGATGTACCGCAGTTTTGACTATGGACTTGACCTGTTCGTCTGCCTTTGGTGGGCGGTCGATGAGGACGGCAGGTGCTGGTGCATACGGTCGTTCACAGGCGAGGGACTGAATATCCCTGATGCTGTCGAGGAAGTGAAGAAACACAGCCTTAAGGACGAGCAGATAGTTGTGACGTTTGCGCCGCCTGATATGTGGAACAGGCAACGTGAAACTGGCAAGACCACTGCTGATATCTTCAATGCTCTTGATGTGCCGATAGTTAAGGCTGATAACAACAGGACGCAGGGGCATCTAATCATGCGGACGATGCTCGACCCCATACCGCTTAAGGATGAATATGTCATCAAGATGTACGGCGGCAAGGACGTTGCGCCGAAAGAACTGCCGCAGTTGATGTTCTTCGACGTAGTCGGTGACATTCTCGACGACATCACGTCCATACAGGCTGATGAGAAGAACCCTAACGACTGTGCCAAAGACCCTCATGATGTAACGCACAGCGTCGATGCTTGCAGGTATTTCTGCATAAACAGGACGCTGAAGACGGAACAGCCGCAACCAGAGGTAGAGAAGAATCTCGACCCTTGGTACGACGACGATGACACAGGATTGACGGATTATGAGGCTTATTTAGTGGGCGGCGAGATAACGCCAGCGTATATAGGAGTAGGTCAATGAACTGGACATATACCCCAGAAGAGTGTGACAAACGTGTCAAGTACTACTTCAAGGACTGCGAGGAGACACGGAAAGTGTTCCCTGATGAGGCAGGGATGCTCAATTACTTGGATATTGAGGATGAAGAGTACGAGGCCATGAAAGAAGACGAAAACTACAAGAAAATATTCCGTTGGGCGTTGCGTCGTCGTCGTTCTTGGTTAGAAAGGGCGATGGTCAGCGACAACAAGAAAGCGAATGGCTCAATGAACGCCCTTAAACAGCCGCAGAACGGCGGTTATTCTGACAGGCCGATAGAGAACAAAGAGCGGAAACTGATAGTAAAGCTGGAGGGTATCGAATGATTTATTTCTTTTTAGCCACTGCATTGATAGCGGTACTGGCCATATCCGCTGTAATGACGATGGCTAATGCCAAGAAAGAGACTTTAGAGCTGACTAAGAAATGCGACGACCTTGAGAACATGGTAGTCAGCCTTGCCCAGACCGTTGCTGAACTGTCTGAGCAGTGCGAGAAGCATGACCAGATAATCGAACACCTTGATGAACATGTTGTACAGATGTTCAACGAGGCTTACAACAATGCGGCAAGAGAGCTGAGCGCTGGCATCGACCAAGTCCTCAACTTCACGCCCTATGGAGTTAAGTAATGGCTAAGAGTACGAAAGCGAAACAGGAATACGACGAGCTGTATCTGTTTGACGGACAGAAGCTTCCAGACCACGACATAGCCAGAAAGCTGTATGAAGACGGCGTCATGTACAACGAGACCATACAGCTCCCTGAGACTGTACGTGTAAACGAGAACTTCGTCATAGGCAAACAGTGGGAAGGCGTCGAAGCCAACGGCCTGCCCACTCCGCAGGTCAATATCTTAAAACGTGTTGTAGGATTTACCGTTGCCTCTATCACGAGCGACAACATCAAGGTAAATGCTACAGCTCTGGCTAATACTGTCGGTACGGCAGGATATAAGGAGCTGGTCAATATAGTCAACGAGGAGTTCGTGGCTATATTTGAGCAGAACAACATACCGTCACTCAACAGGGAGTTCATGAGAAACGCCGCTGTTGATGGTGACGGTTGCATTTATACATGGTGGGATGACAAGGCCGAGAGCGGTCAGAAAGTCAAAGGCAGGATAAAGTCAGAGTGCGTCGAGAACACCAGAGTGCATTTCGGCAATCCGCAGGACAGAGACGTTCAAGACCAGCCGTATATCATCATGATACGCAGAGAGCCTACCAGAAAGGTCAAGCTCAGAGCGAGAAACAACGAGATAGACACTTGGCGGCAGATAACCTCTGACTACGAGGACGACGGTCACGTCGACGACGTCAAGACCGTGCAAGACCTGACAACCGTTATCCTGCTGTTCTGGCGTGACGACGACACCGACGAGATTTGGTGCTACGAATGTACCAAGGACTCGACCGTTACCGAGCCGTTCAGCATGGGCATACACCTGTATCCGTTCGTCTGGCTGAACTGGGACTACATACAGGACAGCTACCATGGTCAGGCTATGGTCAGCGGACTGATACCTAACCAAGTCTTTATTAACAAGACCTTTGCGATGACGATGCTGTCTATCATGAAGTCAGCGTTCAGCAAGGTCATCTACGACAAGACCAAGATAAACAAATGGGATAACCGTGTCGGCAGTGCGATAGGTATCAGCGGCGGCGATGTAAACAACGTAGCCAAGATAATCGACCCTGCGCCGATATCTCCGCAGATAGCACAGTACATAGAGATGGTCATAAGCAAGACCGAAGAGTCTCTCGGCGCTACCGCTGTTGCTCTTGGTGATACCAGACCAGATAATACATCGGCTATCATAGCGCTCCAGAGAGCGGCGGCTACACCGCAGGAGCTTACCAAGCAGAACAACTACCGCTGTCTGGAAGACCTTGCCAGAATCTACATGGAGTTCATGTCAGAGTACTACGGCGATAGATACGTAGACAGCGAGCCGACTGACATGGAGAAGCAGGCTGTACAGTTCGCACAGCAGGGCAACCCCAATATCGAGATGCCTGAGACTGTGCCTGTGCCGTTCGACTTCTCGATACTGAAAGACCATCCCATCCTTATCAAGCTTGACGTCGGTGCTTCGACGTACTACAGCGAGATAGCGAGTATGCAGACGCTGGACAACCTGCTGATGAACGGTCATATCACGATAGTCGATTATCTCGAAAGGATACCTGACGACTACGTACCTGCGAGACGTGACCTCTTGGAGAAGAAGAGACGTGAGCAGGAAATGGTCATGCAACAGCAGATGGGCGCACAGATGCCGCCTGAGATGGCGATGCCTGAAGAGGGCGGCGGTGGAGATGCTGGCCCTAACGCTGACCTGCAACAGAAAGAGGAAGTCCATGGCGGCGGCGGTTACAGCACGCTTCAGAGGAAGATAAACGACCAAGGCTCAGTTGCAGGAATACTGTGAGGTAAGCGATGGCAAAGATAAACGCCTCGACAAATGAAAAGCTGGTCAGCATAAAAGCCTTTGGCGGTATCCACGAGAACCCTGATGGTGACAACAAGCTGAAGACAGGCGAAGCTACCATCTGCCAGAACTTCAAGGTAACAAACTCTGGAAACCTGACGAAGCGTTTCGGCACGACCTTGAAGTACAATCTTGGCGATGCGCCAGTTAAGGGCATGTGGCATGGCTGGTGTACGAAGCATGAGCTGGCGATAGCCGCCTGTGACGGCCATCTGTGGATGCTCATGGACAACGAGTGGCTTGATACACAGTCAGACCTTGGCTCTATAACGACGACGGAAGACGTCTTCATGTTCGGCTTTGACGAAAAGGTCTACGTTATGACAGGCCATGAGTACTGCGAGATAGTCTCTAGCGATGTCACGATAGCATCTGCTGTTTCCGCTACTGTTACAGCGACTGGCGTTTCAGCGGCAACAGTTACAAAAGCTACTTGGGAAACGCAGGTAACGACCAGCGGCGAGTACAAGTTCCTGTATATCGAGTCTGGTGCTACAGCAACGGCGATAATCGAGACTGGCGACATCTCCGACGCTACCGTCGATAAGGACACGTTCGAGACTCAGATAACAACAGCTGGCCTTTATACGTTCCTCTACGACGGCACGAACGAGACATGGACACTCAGCAACTCCCCTGTCGACCTTACCGACTATGGCATAAGCTACAGCGGTACTGAGGGCGACGGCGATAGCATAAAGGTCACATATCTCGCAGAGGGCTGGTACATGGACGGCGGCGAAGTAACGCTGACTGATTACGGCATAGCCATTACTGGCACACCAGTTATAGGCGACCTCATAACTGTGACGTATACAGCAAGCTATGTAGAAACCCAGTGGTCAATGCAGAACATAGCGGACGGCTCTCATGGCTACAGACCGCTTGTTGCTACGAACATAGCACCGAACGGCGGCGGTTCGCTTCTGGAAGAAGTGAACAAGATGAACGGTCTGAGACGTGCATGGATAAGCGGCGACGGAACTAACGCAACGTTCACGATGCCTGAGACATTCCATGCGATAGACAAGGTCATCGACCTTGGAACACAGGAGACTGTTCCGTCGACGGCGTATTCGTGGACAGCAGATACGAACACCATCACGTTCAATACAGCACCTGCGCAGGCAGATAACAATTATGAGATACAGTACTCCGTCTCGACGAACTTCGGCTCGACGATAGCCGCAATGCGGTACGCTGAGATGTATGCAGGTACGCAGGACAGCCGTGTGTTTATCTACGGCGACGGTTCTAACAGAACGTTCTATTCAAGCATTGACTACTTAGGTCATCCAAGAGCTGACTACTTCCCTGACCTTTACGAAGTGACGGTCGGTGATACGAACACGCCGATTACAGGCATGATAAGGCACTATACCAAGATGCTTGCCTTTAAGCCACTGGAGACTTTCTCCATCGACTACGGCGTCGTCACAATGGCAGACGGCCTCATGACTCCTGCGTTCTATACCACACCAGTTAACAAGAACGCTGGCAATCAGGCGGTAGGTCAGGTACAGCTTGTTCTGAACGCACCAAGAAGCCTGTGCCAAGGCAACCTTTACGAATGGCGCAACGGTTCAGCCTACTCAGCAAACCTGTCTATAGACGAAAGACAGGCCAAGCGTATCAGCGACAGGATATACGACACGCTCCGCAAGATGGACTTCAGCAAAGTCCACTGCTACGACGACAACCTTAACACCGAGTACTATATCGTCGACGACGACGGAAACGCTCTGGTTCATAACTACTTCTGTGACGCTTGGTATTACTACACTGGTGTAGATGCGAGAGTCCTGATGGCTGTAGACGGAACGCTGTACATAGGCACGAAGTCTGGCAAGATAATGTACCTTGACGAGAAGAAGCTGTCTGACAACGGCAAGCCTATAGAGTGCCGCTGGGAAAGCGGTTCAATGGACTTCGGTGCTTCCAGTATGCGGAAGTATTCGTCTACTCTGTGGGTAGGTATTAAAGCCGATAACAAGAACGCTGTCACTGTAACAGCCAAGACAGACCGTTCTGAGGAGAACGCTGAAGTCGACGTAGAACCAGAGTTTGACTTTGACATGCCGAAAATGACGAAGATAAAGGTCAAGGTCAAGAAGTTCGTGTTCTACAAGCTGATATTCACATCAAGAAACTCTGACAGCAGAGTAACGATAGTTGATACCGAGATAAAGGTCAGAGTGACCAGTCAGGCAAAGTGAGGTAGCGTATGCCATCATTCCTTAACGACAGCGACCTTTCTCTGCTGTACACGATAAAGCAGACAGCATACCCAATAGGCAGTGTGTACCTGACAGTCGACGACGTCGACCCTGCTACGCTGTTCGGCGGTAAATGGGAACAGCTTGCAGACATAGGCAGTATCCATGCTTGGAAACGCATAGGGGGATAATATGTGGAACACTAAAAGCAAAGGCAGTACGGATATCACGATGACCGAGGGCGACTACGGTGTAAGCATACCGTTCGTCGTACAGGGCGTCACAATAGACGCAGGCGACTCCGTTCTGCTGACTATCAAGAAAGAGAAGAACGGCAAGGAGATACTGGAGAAGAACTTCACCAATATCGTTGCGAACACCATTGACGTCTCCTTTACCGAAGCCGAGACCGATGACCTGAAGATAGGCAGTTACGTTTACACGCTTGACTGGTATAAGAACGGCGTCTTTATGTACTGCTTGGTAAATAATGCAAAGCTAAAGGTGGAAGATAAAGCATGAGCAACAAAGTATATGTAACAGTCGGCGTCGACAAGAGAACCATTCCAGAGGGCGGCGATGCTGGTCAATTCCTCGTCAAAGCGTCTGACGAAGACTACGATTTCGTATGGTCTGACGTTTCTGGTACTTCCGCTGAGCGTCAGCCGTCTACTGGTGTTTCACCCAAGGACGCATACAACGACACAAAAGCTGGTATACGTGGTACGTCTGTCAACTACGCAAGACAAGACCACTCTCATCCTTGGAACGTGCCTGCTACTGGACAGCCAGCGATGAATGGTATAGCGGCAATAGGCGACAGCGCTTACTATGCGGCGTTCAACCATGTTCATCCGCATGATACATACTCGACTGGGTTTACACCTGCTGGCAACATTATCCTCACAGCGAATACCCATGTGTTTGACAGCATAGACGATTTGCCCGCCGCAGGAACAGCAGGACGAATAGCTTTCGTTAAGGTTTCGTGAGGTGATGCAGTATGGCAACTGCAAAACTTTGGTGGAACGGCTCTTCGTGGAGTACATCGTCTGCCTATTGGAAGAACGAATCTAAAAACGGCAATAACCAACTTGGCGCAAGCCATTGGATTCAAATTGTGGCATATGATGACTTCACTATCAAGATGTCACAAGGGCATGGCGGTTATCAGACAGCATCAATTTACAGTAGCGTTGCTGTCGATTCGGATTCTATATCTGTCAAATCTGGCGGAACAACGATTGGCACAGGCGTTTTTTCAAATGCCAACGTAACTTCATATAGCTACTTCAGCTACAGTGGAGATATAGGAGTCATAGGTTACGAAAACTGGACTTCGCACTATAGCGGTTCAATATCTTTCTCAGGCTCGACTACAATCTCCGCTCCGTTCTATTCCGTAACCTACAATGCCAATGGCGGTAGTGGTGCGCCGAGTACCACAAAGGGCGTAAAAGGATTTGCTACTACCCTGTCAGCCACGATACCGACAAGAGCAAATCACACATTCCTTGGATGGTCTACTTCCGACTCTGCTCACACGGCAGATTACTCCGCAGGCGGTGCAGTATCGGCAAGGTCATCTGACTTGGCTCTGTATGCGGTATGGATGCCCACTGTGTTCATAACAGCAGACGAGGGCGTGACGATAACCTTTAACGGTACATCGTATACCAATGAATCAGCCACGGTGCAGGGACTTACATGGGGCAACGAATATGCCCTGCTTGTCACTCCAAACGCAGGGTGGATAGTAAAGACTCAAAGCCATCCGAACGGCGACCTTGAGATAGGTGCTGACGAGATAACCATAACGGCAACAGGGCAAAGAGTTGGCTGTCACATAGACGATGGCGACAATTGGGTACAGGCTGTCATCTACTATGACAACGGCGAAGAATGGGAAATGATACAGGCGTATTACGACGACGGTGCGTCGTGGAATTTAGTTTATTAAAGGAGCAATTATGTGGTCAGTTGACGAAAACGAAATAACGATGTGTGAGGGCGACTGGGGAATTGATTTACCCATAACCCTTAACGGCGTCGAGTTGTCGACTAATGAGTATCTGATGATAACTATAAAAGACGTTATGAATGGAACGCAGATGCTTCAGAAGTCATTCACAGATGCACTTGTTCTCGACCAGACCGATACAGCGGCTCTGCCTGTTGGCAAGTACGTCTATGCTCTCGACTGGTATAGGAATGACACATTCCTCTGCAACATTATTCCAAAGTCTAAATTCACGGTGGTGGATAAGGTATGAGCGTTACCTATGGTGACCAGAATATCAATGCCGAAATAGGTACTCCGTCTTTAAGTGCTGACATATCAAGACCGTCCATAAGCATCAACTTCAATGCCCCCACTTTAGGGGCAAAGGGCGGCGGTACACTTCTCCGTGAGTTGGTCAATCCGCAGTTCTTCATCGGTACTGTCACCACGCTTGAACCAGACCAAGATGTGTACTGTTATCTGACAGGCACTAAAGATGCTCCTGTACTTAACTTCGGCATACCGAAAGGCTACAAAGGTGATACAGGAGCAGACGGTGCTGATGGTGCTGACGGACAGGCGGCGACCATTGAAGTAGGTACTGTTTCGACAGGCTTGCCGACAGACCCTGCTTCTGTCACAAACACAGGCACATCTACGGCGGCGGTATTTGACTTTGTGATACCTAAAGGCGATAAAGGCGACACAGGCGCAACAGGAGCGACAGGCGCAGGCGTAGCTTCAGGCGGTACTACGGGTCAGGTTCTGAAAAAGAAGTCGTCGACCAACTACGATACCGAATGGGGTGCTGTTGAAGCCGTTCCGCAGGGCGGCACAACAGGACAGGTGCTTGCCAAAAAGACGAACACCGACTTCGACATTGAATGGATAGACCCACCTGACGGAACTGTGACCGATGTAACGGTCAACGGCACTTCAGTAGTGACAAGCGGAGTGGCGGCTGTAACTGTACCGACTCCTGCTCCTACTGACGGTGCTACACCGAGTAGTGATACGCAGTACGGTTCTGTCGGTACTTCAACGCAGTACGCAAGGAAAGACCATCGGCATACAAGTAACTTCCCCACTACAGGCACTCCTGCTGATTTGGGAACAGCGGCTAACGGCACTTCCGCAACCTATGCTCATTCAGACCATGTGCATAACTACCCTGCCATAGTCCATGTAGGCAATGATGCTCCTACCGACAGCAATATTGAAGTATGGCTTGATACGGATGACACATCAGCTTCTGTTGTAACAAGTGTGAACGGGCAGAGTGGAGCGGTAATGATACCGTATATCAATCCACCTGATTTCTCACAAATCACAAGGACTGCGTTGACAAGCGGAACGGCGACTAAAATAACCTCTGTTGGCGCATGGTATTGTGTACGAGCAATTAACACTACAACAAGCGGTAGTTGCTTTGCGTACATTCTTGATAAAAATAATGACCAATATCTATCAGCATCTGTAAACCCTGCCTCTGATTATCAAAGAGCCACAACCGCATGGTTATATTTTCCTAAAGATGCAGAATTTTATGCAAGAGCATCATTCACTTATGCGAACTATAGCGGAGTGCTTTGCGCCCCACCGTTGTAAAGGAGTTAGCCTATGAGTACACTAAAAATAAAAAGTGGCGGTACATGGCTTAATGTCGCAGGAGCAGGAGTAGGTGTTCCAAGCGGCGGTAGTGCAGGTCAATTGCTGATAAAGGCTTCAGCTACCGACTATGATATGGGATGGGGTTCTCCACCATATGCAATATATCTTACAAGCGTTGCTTGTTCCGCAATGACAGGAGATTTTGCAAGCGTAAGCGATGGAAGAATCACAGCTGATTATGTTGTAGCCGAGATAACCTTTGCGAATCCGTCAGCTATTACTTCCGATGTAACTTGGACAACCGTGGCAGGAACGCTTGTTCTTAACGGAACTTGTGCTTCGGCAACAACTTGTAATGTTGTGTTAGTACCAACCACATAAAGGAGATACGATATGGACAAATACTTTCTCACACAGATTCAGCACAATGTAACCAATGACACATGGACGAAAGGCGTAGTTGTAAAGGACACGCTTGATTCTGCTCGTCAGTCATTCCATGCCTACCTTGGCGCATACGGCTACGGCAACAGCAATACCATTGACTACGTTGCTGTATACATCTGCGACATCAACGGCAGGATAACCGACAGCATCGTGGACAACAGGCTCGGCACTATTGCACCGCCTGAGGTAGAGCCGAATGAGTAACAGAATGGTTATGTGGTGGAGGCACTCCCAGACTCTCTTACAAGGGGGTCAGAGGCATAAGGTGAGTGATTTAGGGGGTGACCCCTAATGGCAAGCGGTTTGATAAAGGATAACCGAGTAAAGACCAAGATTTATAAGTTTACCAACTTGGCTCAGTACGGAACAAGCAATTACTATCTCACTGTTTCAAACGCATGGACAACCGCAGGAATTCCAAACGGAGCAGAGATATTGTCAGTGACAATAACAGGGTGGTCAGGACTTGGTACCGTAGTTAATGTCGGATTAAACGGCGATTCTCATATGTGGGTCTTTTATCAAAGCGGCTTCGGTGTATCTTCTTCGTCCTATGTCGAAGTAAAAATTGCTTACCAAACCTAATCACTCAGCCTGCCGAGATGGTATGGCAACAGGACAATCTTGATATATCCAATCGTCAAGTGCGCATAGCGATATAAATAATTTTTAAAGGAGTATAAACAATGGTAAATCTTTTTGACCCTTGGACTGGAAAGACAGTCCCTGATGACGGACTCGCTTCTCCCCTTGCTGGAGACGGCGAGAACGGCGACTACATCATCCGCAGAGAGAACGGCAAGACAAGCTACGTTGCCTACTCAGCACCGTCAGCTGAGCTTCCTGCTGTAACTGCTGACGACAACGGCGACGTTCTGACTGTCGTATCTGGTGAATGGGACAAAGCCGCACCTGCTTCTCAGCTTCCTACCAAGCCGACGACTGACGGAACATATTTCCTTGCATGCACTGTTTCCAGTGGCACTGCTACGCTCTCTTGGGAATCTGCTGAGTAATGAGTAAGCAGTCTATCTGGACTTACCTCAAAGCTCATACTTCCCTGCCAGACGAAGCTATTGCTGGTATTATGGGCAACTTTGAGGCTGAGTCCAATAACGAAGCCTGTAGGCTACAGGGTGACTTTACAAGCGACAGACGTACCAGCAAGACCTATGCTCAGAACGTCAACAACTACATGACGTCTGACTATTCCTTTGCCCATGACGCAAAAGGCTGGGGACTGGCACAATGGACGTACTGGTCTCGCAAAGAGAACCTGCTTAAGACATGCCGTTCATATGGTGTCGGTATCGACGACGAAGACGCACAGTTGGCGTTCTTCCTTGCCGAGATGCAGATGGAGTATACAAGCGTCTGGAACAGTCTGCTTAACTGTCACTCTGTCTACGATGCCGCAGGGCTGGTATGCACTGGCTATGAGAAGCCAGCGGTAAACAACATAGCGGCAAGAGCTGACTATGGAAACACAATTTACAAGCAGTTTCATGGCAAGGATTTAGAGCCTGAACCTGCACCTACCCCACAACCTGTTCCTGTCGACGACGACAAGACAGCTAAGATAATATCTCTGTTAGAACAAATAATCTTGCTATTAAAGGAGTAACTAAGATGAAACTACCTGATTGGCTCATCCGCACAATCAAGACCTTTGTACAGAGCTTCTTCGGCGTACTTGTTCCTGAAGTCTGCATCATGCTGGGCAACGGATTTCCCCCTGATATCTCAACCGCATGGAAGATTCTCGCTCCGTTTGTTGCTTCTGGACTCGCCGCTGGTATCTGCGCTGTCTGGAACATCATTAGCGAGAAGCTGAAAGAGGGCGAAGACAATGGCGAGAAAGCTGACTAATCGCAGTAGCACAAGCCGTGGGACAATGCCTGTAGGCAAGCGTGAGGGTGAGGGCGCTGTCAGACGTGGCTTTCAGCCTCAATCCAAGTCAACCGCAAATGCAAAACTAGGCGGTCAACCTCGTACAAAAGCCCCTGCCACTGTAGGCGGCGGTAAAAGCACAGCAAACGGAAACCGTAGAGGAGTAGCTGGTGGCCTTGACAGAGGGACGCCTAACGGAAGAGGCAATCTTGGGCAGTCGTTTGATTCTGCCAAAACTACTGTCAAAAAGAGGAAGAAAAAATGATTGACCATGAAGTTTTGGAACGTCTTGATGAGCGCTATATAAAGCGCACCGAATGTGTTGATTTGAGGTCAGAAACAGACAAGCGGATAGACACTATGTTATTGGATATGACTACTATGAAAACGAAACTTAATTGTCTTATTGGTATCTTAGCGGCTATCGCAGTTCCTGTACTTGCTATCGCAGTTAAACTATTATTTGGGAGCGTATAATGCCTGATTGCACCACTTGTAAAGAACGGCAAATCCATGTAGAACCTGTTCCCTATCTTGCCCATGAGAGTGCACTTGCCAGAACTGAACGAATTATAAAGCGGATTGTTACGGCACTTATCATCGTTATCTGTCTGTGGTTTGCCAGTATAGGCATGTTCATCTGGTATATAAACCAGTATGACTTCAGTGCCATTTCCTATGAGCAGGACGGTGAGGGCATCAACATCATCGGTGATAGGAACGGAGTTGGATTCGATGTCACAGAAGATGACTATTAAAACAAGGACGAGAAAGGACGGCAAAGCCAAAGGCGTAGCCGTGCGTAAACCGAAGAAGAAGTGAAAGCTTATACCAACAGTCGGATAACGTATCTTATTGACGAACATATCCATAACAGACGAGATAGAGAAATCATGAAGATGCACTATGTCGACGGTATAAGTGCAGACGAGATAGCCAAGAAAGTTGACCTTACACCGAGACGTGTGAGTCAAATTCTGTCTGATAGGCTTTTGGAGATAGATAGGTATCTGTAAATTGCATAAAGGTTTCCTTAAAGCTTCGTTGTAGCTACATGGTTACAACGGAGCTTTTATTATATCCAAAAGGGGCAGGTAGAAATACCTGCTTCTTTTATTTTGCGTACCTCTTAGATAGTGTTTTAATAAAAAGTTCTATTTTGCGTATTGACAAATCAGAAAACACAAGATATATTATGGCTGTAAAATAAGCTGTATAAGCCTCTTAGCCCCACAGGGGATATTCTTATACCCCCTCTGTACGCTAAATCGGTTTAACGCACATTCTCGTGCGTAATACAGCATGTATTTTGCGAACATTCTTCCCCACCACGGGAGAAAGGACAATTGAATTTATGGATGAAGTATTGCAGAACGAAGCCGCAATCGAAGCCGTTGAGACACCCACTGGCGACGCTGACGTCGCTGACGTCCTGAAGTCGGACGAAGATATTTGGGGATTTACTCTCGACGACGACGCTAAGGCCGACGATGCAGATTCAACCGACAGCGGAGACGCAGAAGCAAACCAGCCGAGCGCCAAAGCTGAGACTGAAGCTGAAGCTAACGTTGATGAGCCAGCAGAAGAGGAAGACACACCAGACTTTCTTGACGTGACTTTCAATCACGAGGGCAAGAAGCTTTCAAAAAAGGAAGCTCAGACTTATGCCCAAAAGGGCATGAACTACGACAAGACAAGAAACCAGTTAGACAATGCAAATGCCGAGCTTGAGCGTTTCCGTCAGTACGAGCAGTTTCTACAGGACATAAAGGGCGACTTCGATACCATCGACGACCTTATGGTAGATACTAGAGCGAGAATGTTGATGGACAACGAGAAAGAAAAAGGCAACACCATAACCTACGAAAACGCAAAGGCTTTCATCAAGGAGAAGATGCCGAAGCCGATAGACCCGAAGAAGCTACAGGCCGACAATGCAGTCAAGGCTTTCCAGAGCGTCTACGGCAACATGAAAGCAGATGACATTCCGCAGGAAGTATGGGATGACGTAAAGATAACTGGTGATTTGCTTGGAGCTTACCACAACTACGAGAAACGTAATTATGAAAGCCGCATCTCAGAGCTTGAGAAAGAGCTTGCTACTGAGAAGCAGAGAAACAAAAACAGTTCACGTACTGTAGGCTCTTCCAAATCATCTGGCACTGGCAAATCTACGAAAGGATTGGTCGACAAGATTTGGGATAGCCTCGGTTAAAAGAAAGGATAATTAACTATGGCTATGACAGGCGAAATCGCCAATCTCCAGAATCTGTATACTGATATGCAGACCAAAATGGACAAGGAGTTTGAAACCGAGTCCTATACCGAAGCACTTACCAATAAAGACTGGGAATGGGATGGCAACGAGACCATCGTTATCCCCACCACAACGCACTTCTCTCTCGTCGACTATGATGTTACCCAGCCGTGGTATCAGAGAACTGGCGCTGTCCAGCAGGTCTACGATGAGATTAACAGCTACACCGTCCGCAGGAAACGCACTTTCCATGGTGAGATAGACGAAGTTCCGTCCATGGACCAGCGTTTCATCCGCAAGATGGCTACCGCT